GGGATGTAAATCAACTAATATTTTTCACAGACCCTATACCTAATTTAATAGCTATAATGCCATTATAGTTGTCTTCCCGTAATAAAACCCTTTCCTTGAATTGTATCTCTGCTTCCCGGTAATTAGTCTCACCTCGAGTATCACACAAAAGGATTATCTCCCTCTTGAAATGGTCCTTACCTAATAACTCAATATCGGCTAAGAGTCTATTTGATGATCCATAGTAAGTTTGCCAGTCGGTATCAACGATCTTGTGTCGCTTATTCTTTCTACCTTTGAGGGGCTGAAGCTTGCGATTCGACTTGAAATACTTCCTTCCGATATAATCATGGCCATTATCCAAATTAGTAATGCGATAAATAAAGCCATAATAATCGCCGACATCGTCAATGGTAAATTCTTTACCATTATAAGTCCACATCATTATCCATATAGTCTACATCATATCCACAGAAGGGGCAATAGCCTATATCTAAGTCTAACTCATCTGACGGTATGGTCATACCTGAGTCGACAACTTCCACTTTAAACTCTTTGTTACAATCACTACAAACTGTCATATTTAAACCAATTACAAAAAACTATTTATAAAGGGCCGTTTGGTTATAAGGTGGCCCATGCCTCAAATCAACCTCCTATCAGGCGGCGATTGCGTAAGTATTTGCGTTAGCGTTTACTTTATTTGTGTTTAAGTGTTGTCTACACTAGCGATTGCTACCTTCTATTACCTAGTCGAACACTATTTCAACCCCATCAGAAGTATACTGCTATTCAGCTCTCTGAATATACTTTTGGTGGAGTTGGGCGGTACTGCCCCGCCGTCCTAAATAACTCCAATAACAACTTTACGCTGTTTATAAATTAGGTGGAAGCACTCGATAGACTTTAGCCTATCCTTATCCTCCATTATATCGCCTGCGTCTTCGCTGACTGAAAGTGGTTCGTAGTTTTAAGTTCTACTAAACTCGTTCGTTATATCCACCAAGTATGGTTTCAGTACGAATATTCATAAAAGATTATTTATTAAAAATCTTATATAGTACTGCAGCGGCTACTAAACCAATTAAGCCTTGAGCGCCAAGTTGTGCAACGATACCAGTGATGGTGCCAATAATGTCACCTCCAATGAATGGAACTGTTCCACCAAAAATTACTTGTAATACGATTGCAAACGCAATCAATGCTACACCTGCTTCAGTGCCAGATTTAATCCAGCTAACTATATCTTTCAACATATTTTTCTCCTTTTAATTTAGAGTCAAGGGATTATTCCCTCATTGTATATATACTAATCAATATCTAGAGATCATAGGCATTCTCGTGACTTAATGGTAAGGTTAAGGATAATAATATTACGCATGAGAATCAAAGATATGAAGGTCTCAGCTACTGTTCCTCGTTACATCTCCATTAGTGTATGGTTCTTTTTATACACTTGCAATCCTTCTGGCTAAGCCTATTAACAAGTATACTCTCGAATAAATCTAGAGATATTATATCTGTCTTATGTATATCATTAACAGTCTCGTAAAAGCACTCCAAGGTATGCCCTAATTGCTCGGCATACATTTGAGTATATTGTTCCTTATTGGTGTCTATATTCATATACAATATTTAGCCTAATGTCGCATGTCGCATAAATGCATCCTATAACTCTTATCCACAATTTCATAATCAGTCATCTCAGGTAATTGATTATCCATTATAAGACTCAACACCCAATCAAAGTATTCAGCTTGATCAGCCGGACACATCGTGAAAAATGGATGATCATCCATTATACACAGCCGGTGGGCATTGGAAGGGCTCCAAATTTTGTTATCGCTTTCATCGGTGCTGATATCATAATCCATTCTTTGAATAGAATCTTCTTATCAATACCTACGTATTTTGAGAATGTTCTGATTGGTGGTACTGCTGAGTTTTCGGCAAAGTACTCCCGCGCCTTTTCAATCTGCATAACCATGCTTTCAGTTAATTCAATCTCATCTTCCTTAGCCATCTCGTGCATTACGTCAAGGGTCCATATTGTAGGGTCTACTAAGTATCCGTTACCTGTTCTATCTAAGCTCATCTTCTCTCCTTATTAGTGATCTTATATTATATACTAGATCAAGATAAATGGCAACTTACAAAAGGAATCCCTCAATTAAGAGGGATTAAGTATGCTGTATAACGATGGTTAAATTTTACTTATTGTTATCCATAAACTCAGGATAGGCTGATTCGCCTGTTTCCCACATATCTGAACCAACAAGTTCTTCTTCTGCACCAACTCTCAGACCGATAGTCATTTTGAGTAAGTACCAAACTGCAAGTGATGTACCAAATACAAATATGAATATTGCACCTGTACCTAACGCTTGCCCATACAATGTAGCATCGGTATTTAAAATCGGAACCAACATTAGTCCCACAATACCTGCCACACCGTGTACACTGATCGCACCAACTGGATCATCGATACCCCATTTCTCTAGCAATGCCATAGAAATAGGAACGATTAATCCACCGATAGCACCATACAAGGCTGCCATCTCAGGTGAAGGTGAGAATGGATCAGCAGTAATAACTACTAGTCCAGCCAATGCACCATTCAGTGTTACATTTAATGCGGTCTTCTTTAACCAAAGTTTTGAGAGCATCATTGCACTCAGTAAACCTGCAGCGGCTGCAGTATTAGTATTAACAAAGATTTGAGCAACTGCGTTAGCGTTATCAATTCCTAAAATACTTAACTGTGAACCACCATTAAAACCGAACCACCCCATCCAAAGAATAAGTGTACCTAATGCAACTTGAGTTGAACTAGATCCGTGGATTGCAACCGGGTTACCATTTGCATCATACTTACCCTTACGTGGTCCGATTAATAGAACTGCTGCCAATGCGGCGGCTGCTCCTGCCATATGAACAATACCTGATCCTGCAAAGTCAAAGAACCCTGCCTCAGATAACCATCCTCCCCCCCAAGACCACGAGCCTTGGATTGGATAAATCACTGCTGTAAAAATACCAGCAAAGATTAGAAATGACCACAATTTCTTGCGTTCTGCAACAGCGCCAGAAACTACTGACATCGCTGTTGCAACAAACACTACTTGAAAGAAAAAGTCACTCATTAATGCGTGGTCTTCTGGAGCATTCCAGCCCCCGTACATTAATTCGTAACCCACAAACAAGAAGGTTAAACTAGCAACACTATAAAGTGCTACATTTTTTAACAAGATCTCTGTTACGTTCTTTGAACGAACCGATCCTGCTTCTAACATTGTAAATCCTGCTGCCATCCACATCACTAAGACTGCTGAGACAAGGAAGTACAATGTATTTAAGGCATAGCCTAATTCCATATATTTCTCCTAATGGAATCGCTATACAACATTCATTTTATAGTACTATATATAAGGCATGAAGCTTCTCGCCATACCCCACGGGCTAAATTTACTAGACATATTACCTACGGAACCATTCATATAATTCATTTGCCTATTAATGATTGTGATATTATCATTTAAGTCGTTGATATGTTCTTCCATGGCTAATGTAGTAATATTCATTTGATCCATATCTTTATTAATACTTTCCATTGAATACGCTATGGTATTCATATTAGTTCTGATAGAGTGTAGATCATCTGATCCCCTCTTAAAAGATCCTGACCATGATTCCATATGAGCCTCAACTGTTAGGCCAGCGTACACAACAACAGACGCTACTACTACTTGAGATAGTGCAGTTAGCCAACTACACCACTTTGATTGACATGTAATAACATACTCCTTAGACTATATGTTATATTTATAGATCATCCATATTAAAGTCTTCATCCTTACTAGAATCAATTGCTGCTACATAACTAACACTCTCGATCTCTTGAGGTGCAGCTTTTACGTTTGTTGAATCTAAGTAGTTGTCTACCCACGGCAATGGGTTATTGATTAATGATAGGCCCAGCTTAGCTGGATCCAAACCAATATTAGTAATTCTAATTGCAAAGATATAATCCATATACTCTTTAAGGATCGCTTCATTCATTCCAATTAAAGGTGTACCTTTAGAGAATAGGTACTCTACCCATTCCATCTCTTCATCGTATGCTGTTTGATACATAGCGTATACATCATCTTCCAACTTAGCTGCTACCTTAGAGAAGCCTTCTGATTTATCTTCACGCAACATTCTAATAACCTTTTGGAATACATCTAAATGAATCATCTCATCCCGGGCAATCAGCTTAAAGATATTACTTGAACCAGCCATTAGCTTAACAGGTTGTTCCGAGAAGCTCCAATTAGTTACAAATGTGCAGAAGAATCTAATACCTTCAAACATGTTTAAAACAACTGCACATTTATATACAGCCTCTTTAAGTACATCCTTGGTAATTTCCGGGAAAGGCTTAGCCATCTTATTATTCTTAGCTGTAGCATTAGCGTCCATCTTATCGAAGATATCAGTTGCCCAATCAAAGGCCGCTAAAATAGAAGTAGCCCTCTTCTGAACATATGGATCATCAATAATAGAATCAATGAATAGATCTACATCATTATAGATTGCCCTTACCATTTCAGTATATGATTCAGAATGAAGTAACTCATTGTTCTGGTGGTTAGTAATATATAACTCCCACTCTGGATTGTTTGATATACCACCATTGTTGAATAATTGTAAGGGGGCCCGACCTGCACAAGAATCTAATGTGATGGCAAACTTAAGGCCGCTCTCATAGATATGCTTGCCAGCTTCATCAAGACTATCAAAGTCTTTCTTCTCTTTACTTAAATCAATCTCGTTCTTACTCCAATTGCCAATAGCTCTCATCTCTTCAGCGAAGTCCAGGATCCATGGATACTTTGGATCATGGAACGTTTGAATATTTCTATTACAAGAATTATCACCGAAGAATAATCTTGTTCCTTTACTATGTACCGTCTCACCTAAATTAAAAATCTTACATGACATGTGTTATTTCTCCTATATTGAACATGCACCAGATTCACAACCCTCAAGGATCACTTCACTTGTGTTTTCTTTATCTTTACTTCTGATATAATATAAACTCTTCAAGCCATATTTGTATGCAGTAATAATATCTCTTTTAACTCTATTACTATCTAAAATCTTACCTTCAATCTTTGTAAGGTCATACCATTGATTAACGCTCATGCCTTGGTCAATAAACTTCTGAAGAATAGCCATAAGCTTAATGTATTCAGAACTATCATTGTTAGGCATATCCCAAGCTTTCATATAATATTTCTCCTTGTCATAATCAGGTACCAAGCTCTTAACTGTATATGCCGCTGATTCAAATGTATCTGTTACAGATTGAATCGGGTCAATACCTTGAGTAGAATTACTTACAAGACTTGATGATGCTGTTGGTGGAATAGCAGAAAGGGACATGTTGCGCATTCCATGTTTCTTAATATCTTCTCTTAATCCTTCCCAATCACATAATAATTTATTATCTACGATTTGATCTACATTCTTATTGTATGTATCAATAGGTAGTTTACCCTTAGAGTATTCTGATCTATCAAAGTATTCACAAGCGCCGCGCTCTTTAGCCAATTCCATTGATGCTTTAATTAAACCGTATTGGAATCTCTCTGCCCATTTATGCGTTAACTCTTTTGCTTTAACCGTTCCTAATCTTGCCTCTGATTTAGCTAAGAAATGTGCAAAGTCAGATACACCAATACCTAAGAATCTATATCCTTTCGTTGGCCATTCGGCAGCATCTAATGGATATTCTTGAATATCAATAAGGTTATCTAAGAACCTAACCATTAATTTAGTTAAGTTGTCCATACGTGTAATAGAAGATAACTTACCAAAGTTAACACAACCAAGAATACATAATGAGATCATACCATCGTCTAAGTCATAGTCTCTAATATTATCGAACTTAGTTTGTTTTAGCCCGTTGAACTTAACAGCTTTAGTGGGCAAGAACACCTCGCTGCACAAGTTTGTTTGTGTAACTGGCTCAGAGAACATACCTTGATTATTAATATTATCAATGAAGTGAATATAAATTCTGCCCGTGCCAACCCTCTCTTTAACTAGCTTATTGAATATATCAGACGCAGGAACTCTAATCTTTCTTATCCCCCTCTTACTCTCATACTTTAAATAAGCTTCATCAAATTTCTTAGTATCACCATAATAGTTAAATAAGTCAGGCACCTCTTCCGAAGAGAATAGCGTGAAGTCTTCTCTCTTCATAAGCCTCTCAATAAAAATAGATGGTACCCCTATCGTGTAATCAATGAATCGAGCCCTTGTAGTGTTGGATCCTTGGTTATTCTTATACTCTAGTACATCCATAATTTCCCAATTAAATATAGGATAATTAACTACAGTTGCTCCATTGCGCAGTGAGTTTTGTGTGAATTGCTTTGAAGCTGCTTCAATTGTTTTAAGTAAAGGTAGGGCCCCGGTATGTTTAACCGTGTTATTTTTAACTGGTGCTAGGATCCCCCTAACCAGTCCCATATCTACACCAATACCTGCTCTTCGTGCCGTCATAATAGATAGAGCGTACTCCGATGATAATATGGATTCAGCTGAATCTCCCATCTTGATTTTACAACACGATGAAAACATTTTAAGCTGAGTTCTTACACCTGATATGATAGGGGTAGGTAAGCTTATCTCATCATTCTTTAATGCATTGTAAAAATCAATAATCAGTTTTGTTCTATTCTTCTCAATTGCGAAAATAACCATGCCAATAAGCATGAAGGTTTCTTGAGGCATCTCTAATAGCTTGTTAGTCTTTATATCTTTAATCAGATACTTAGACTCCATTTGAACTATAGATGCATATCCCCTATTGAAGTTATTATCATAATCTAAAAATTCACCCAAGGATTCTATCTCTTCTTCGGTGTAAGAATCTAAAATATCAGGAGAATATACTCCCATGGACACCCTTTCTTTAACGTACTGTAAGAATGGAATAGCGGTGAATGAAGAATACACCTCTTTTCGCATATGAGATATTAGTAGACGTCCCGCGTAAATATCATAGTCGGGCTCTGCTGGTTTTATCTTTTCTGCAGCTGATTTAATCAATGTTTGTTGTATATCAACAGTTGATATCTTATTAACAAATTTAATGTGGGCGCTTAGCGCCGTGTCAGATACTGATACATTTAAACCGTCTGAGCATATTTCAAGTATCTCGTGGATTTTATCAATATCTAAAGGGGCAAGGGTACCATCCCTCTTCTTGACATGTATGTCAATCATAAATTCTCCAATTCATTATATTATAAGTTACTAGGAGTAACCCATTTTATTCCATTCACTAAACCTCATCTCTGCTTGAAGTCCTTTATATGTGTTATTATATATAATGGCTACAACATCTTTATTATTTATTACCATCTCATTAATATCTTTCTCTTCGATATTGTCAGGCCATACCACTACCTTATAGCCTTCTTTAATAACCCTTTTTAATTGAGCCATCACCTCACGGTTCCTAGGTTCATTATCGGGAACCAATACTACTCTATCTTTCAAAGATGGTATTCTTAAATCTGATTGCATCACTGCTAAGCCATTGTTCAAGAACATGCTGTCGATTGGCCCTTCCACTACATACACATCTTCATTATCATTCAAATGATCTAAACCGTATATCTTAGGCTTTGACTTATCTACGATAATGGTTACATACTTAGGCTTTTCATTACCAAAGCTTCTACCTTGGAAGCCAATAACAGCTCCATCCCTATCTTTAAATGGTATAATTAATCTTGGGTGATCTCCCGGAACCTTCTTGAACTTGCCAGGTTCTACAGTATTAACAAACTCGTAGAATTTATTAGCCAAGTATAAGTCTTTGTATCTCGATTTAGGCATCTTTCGAGCAGCACAGTACTCGTACGCCGGATGATAATGGCCTAGGGCTTCAATAGACTTTAGTTTACTAAATATGTCTTTCTTTTCGAACTTAGGTGGTTCAAACTTTAACTCAGCCGTAGGAGCCTTGTTATCGCTTGATTTAAAGTTCTCCATCACATACTCCTTATGGAGGGAAGGATTAACATGTTTAATCAAGTTAGCCAAGGTCGTACCAACCCCGCAATTATGACATTTGTATAAGAGACTGCCTTTGACTACATATACGTAGCCCCTAGCTTTAAGTTTATTCTTTTGTGAGTCCCCACAGTAGGGGCATGAGAAGTTCCACAGATCCGTGTTCTTTCTCTTAAAGTTTCTTAGGCTTGAACCTACTAGGCTTGTGTATTTCCGGTCTATGTATAGCATACTATATATTATATAGTATACCAAGCCGGAAATCAACTATCTTTGGGAGAGCGCAACCTTTATAAGCTTATCTACAGCTTTTGAATTACCCTTTTTAAGAATGGTTTCAATCTTACCTTGGGTGCTTGATTTAGATGAGGAATGCAACCCTTCAATAGCCTTAACGGTCATTTCATCTGTATTACCTAAAGCTTTTAATCTAGCTTTAATAAAGTCATTCTTCATAGTAGGTCCTCTAAATCTGGTTTAGTTATATCATCTAAGCTTACAAATATCTTGCTTCTGGTTTGGGTATGTATAACCGAGTAAATGTCCATACCCATAATGTTATCTTCTGGAACAACATTATCGAAAGCTTCTACCTCATCACCTTCTTCAGCCTCGGCATCTGTTTCATCATCGATCATAATGCTACTCGTCAAGTGATAAATTCCTTTAGGTAGCTTACCATCTTCAAGATTAATCTCTTCGTTGATGCAAGCATCTAATTTAATGTTATTTTCTAGAAGGTAGGTGACTAACTCTCGCTCGAGCATATCATGATTATTAAAGTCTTCCTTGAAGGTATCTTTTAATAGGTATAGGGCAGCCGCATACGTTCCAATCTTACTACGCAACCCAGGTACCTTGGAGAATATTCTTTTGATATTGAATACAAGCTTATGTAGGGCTGTATAAGCGTTCTTATCATCTGCCCTTAAAAGTTCTTTATCTGACCTGAAGCCTTTCTTATCAATGATACCTAGCTTATAAGCTTCCGTCTTCTCAAACGGTGTTGTAAGAAGTTTAATAAATCTATACGTTACAAAAAAGTCTATTGCCCTGCTCATAATTTTCCTAAAATATCTATCATTTCTAAATCTTCTTCTACACCACCAAGTTCACCTTCGATCAATACATTAAGAAAAATGAAGAGGGATTTTAATGTACCCCAGTAGTACCTATCCGTTTTAAACATTAATAAGGTAGTAGCACCATCAACCCCAAATAGGTTGATAAGCACGATTATATGATTCAAGAGGAGGCGTTCCTTGTAACTTTCCCCTGCCTTATACTTCTTAAGTAGCCTCTTGATATAACTAAACCTCTTCATATCTGAATCGAACTCTGCACGGCTAACACATTGGGGCTTCTCATAGTGCTTTACAGCAAATAGAAGTATATTGTCTTCCGTTAGTACATCAAATTTCATAATATAAAGGGTGTTTAAGCTATACTACCTCTCACAACCCATGTGTTATTAGAAACCTTTTCATAATTAATATTTAATGACATCTTCTTGCCCGTCTTGTGCTCGATACCATCATCATTAATAACTTCATCATGGGGAGTGTCTACATCCTTACCAAAACGACCACCAAATTGCTTAAGTGGGAAAGTCATATCTCCTGTGTCTTCTGTAAATGATGCGTTGGTAGCATCAAAACAAAGACCAAGTCTTCCTAGTTTCTCTTGTAAAGCCTTAAGGGCGTGCGCGGGCACTAAATATTCCTTATCACCCATCGAACCGATGAATGCATTAATGCGGTTTAAAGTTTCTGGGTTGGACATTTCATTAGAAAAGTCTTCTCCATCTACCGGTGCTGTGTCTTCGAACAATTCTTTGAATGGTTTCATTACTTCTTACTCCATGAATTTTCTGTTTTAGCAGAACTCTCTTTAGGTGTATCTGCTTTAGGTTTAACTTTAACTGTTTCTTTTGCAACTGGTGTTTTAATAACTACACCACCTGCTCCGATTCTATCTGCCATATATTTCTCCTATTAAGCAATTACCGCGCCATTGTTGGACAGTATTGCCCATTTAGCGTTGGTGAAAATTAATGCTACCGTGTCATTTACATCTGCGAATGTCATGGTTGAACCATTTGCAAAATTTGTTGGGGTAAGTGTAACATCTGTTCCACCATCGGTAATCATCGTAACAATCTTAAGTTGACCATTTGAACCATCAGCTAAGGTTGCTGCAATAGCGCCTGCTGTAGTATCTAAATGGGTAACTGAAGTAGTAAGATTTACCGCTCCGGTTGCTGTTAAAGCTTGTGGTGTACCATCTAAACCAATCCAAGTTGGTACGTTATTAAAGAAGTTTGCTACACTTATCTTTTTGTTAACTGGTGCTCCGGAAGGATCATCAATTACGTGTAGTAAATCTTCTGATGCAATACCCGATCCTAAATCGGTTAATGCGGTGACTTTTTTATCTGCCATTTTCTTTCTCCATTAATTATACCTGCTGCTTAACTTTCGTTATCGTCTTCCACAGGAATTGTTTCATCGGGACTCGACTCACTCTCCATATTCAAGAACACATCACATTGCTGGATGGCCCCTGTTATTAGATTACCTTGTGCGGTTAATCTTGTCTTCATCGTATCTAACTCTTTAAGCTGGTTGTGAACTTTCTCAAGCTCACCTACCAAATCATTTCGCTTATCTGTAATCGTATTTATATTTATCATAATATATTATAACTTATTAAGCTACTGCAATTGTCTTAGTAGATCCCTTTCCGCCACGACCTTTAAGATCACCTGTAACAAATGCTTTATCTGAAACTACAGCTGTACCCTGGTCAACAATAGTCGCCGTGATAGTCTGTGCACCAATTGATAAAGTCTCTGCAGTTGAAGGAACCGTAAAGTCAAACGTAATCTTATTGGTATCAGATTGAGCAGCTGCTGTAGCTGTAACTGAACCGGTGACTGAACCGGTAACTACCAATGTAGCGCCAGCTGAAATGTTTACCTTTTCATTGTACGCTAATACTACCGTACCCGTTGCAGCTTGTGCTAAGCTAGTTTGTTCAAAATAAACACCAGTAATTGTTGCTTCAGATAAAGCTGTGTTTAATCCCTTCGATGTTGCTACCACTTCATCCCAATACTCAGTCTGTGCTGCGTTCTTGTAATGTCTTAATACCCAACCTCTTGCGTCAGCAAATACGTCTTGCTTGTCGCCTACTTTGCTACCGTCCGATAACCACTTAGGTTTTGATTCGTCGGTAGATGATGTACCCCATAATGCCATCTTCTTTCTCCTATTTTAATTCGTGTAACCACGCTTTTGTTATTGTCTTATCTTCCTTGACGATTTGCACATAATTAGTACCACGCCTGATAATCTCACCTTTAATACCATTCTCTATATACTCTACAAGGGAACCTACTTGATATATCTTATTAGTTAAGTAAAGCTCTCTTTTATATTCTTCTTCTTTCAATTTTAAAACATCACCAATCTTTAAGCTTGCCCGGATGTTCATGTGCTTTCTTAAGGCATCGTATAGCTTTCTTGGCTTTTTAAAGTTGCCAGGTACACCTGTCTTAAACAGATCATAATCACCATCTTCAGCAGCCCCTCTCATCTTAGATGCACTCATACCAGATACACCATCTGCATCGGGATCCCTCTCACCTGCCGATACAACCTCAATATTATCAAAGTTGTATATACCATGCCTTGCTTCTTTATTATTGTACTTCTTTAATAAGGTACTAAATTCCCTTACCCTATCTGACCCTACAACAACAGTTAAATTTTTATAGCCTTCCTTATATAGTTCGGTAGCGATATCTATAATAGTTCGGGTAGAGCTATTAATAATATTATTAGAGTACATAGGAAGGATTTCCTTCATGAACTTTAATTTAACATTATAAGGGAGGGGATCCTTCTTAGCATTAGTTGAATGGCTTAAGAAAATCTTATAAGATGCCCTTTTACTCTTCGCGACATCAGCTACCTTCTTAACCAATTTCTCATGGCCAGTAGTTGGCGGGTTAAACCTACCAAACGTGACAACTACGTCACTATCTAAACCTTCTAATATTGTGGAAAACTTCTTCATCTATCCCCTAGTATCACTTTGCCATCCTTTAATTATATCTTTGCTGAAATTATTAAAACTAAATTCCATTCTATCAACGATTTTAACAGCTCCATTAGACAAGTGATCTATAGCCACAAACCCTTCAGCTCCAGTTACCTTATACCCATTACTAGTCTTTACAAAGGTATTTATGCTATCTAACTTATTGAGGTGCGTGAGGAGCATACGCTTAGCATCTACCAACTCATTTTGCATATCGAACATAAGTACAAGGTTCTTAGTGTTAACCTTGTTAAACCAATCCAACGCTTCAATCTTCTTAGCATTCTTACGAGCCTTACCTTTATCTGATTTAAGCTTATCAATCTCTTTATCATATCTATTATGAATCCACTGTACCAATTCTTTGGTATGGGTAGCCGTATTACTAATCTCACTTTGGCTTCTCACCTTAGTGTTTCTAAATGTATTGATATAAAGATTAATCTCTTTATTGGTGGATACATCTTTAAGCACCGATGAACTAATCTTATTAAATAACTTACCGGCGTTTGATATATGTTTAGTAATGGCATCGGTATCTTTCTTGGTAAGGGTAGCATTCTCTGCTTGATCTAAATTAGCACTCTTACTCCATACGGAGGAGACCCTTTTAAACTCAGATGCTTCTACACCAAAAGATGCATTCATTGTATCGAATGTACTCCCCGTATACTTAGTATGCCATACAACACCAATTGACGCTTTTAATATATCTGATGCATCTTCTACAGGGACAGCATATACAATCGTGTTAGGGTGGAACGTAATGTACTTTTGTCCATCGATAGTAGCCTTTGTTAAATCCCCCTTGGTAAACATAATGTCACCTTGATACACGCCCTTCTTAATGCCCAGCTTCTTTAACTCAGTGTATGCAATCTTTAACTTATCAGATAGATCACCTGAAGTATCAGCATCAACATCTGCATGGCTTTTGTATACCTTGGGCTCTTTATTAAATATACCCTTCTTAGCCACGAAAAACTCACCGTCTGTAGGATCAATACCACAAAACACAGCTGGTGCTCCATCCCACTTAACCGTCACCTGTCTCGTGGCAGATGTATTACCACCTAGCATATCACGTAAATCCCTTAACGCATTAATAGCTGCCCTAGTACCATCTACACCACCATCAATGATCATATCCTCGATATGAATCATATGGGTGTTTTTGGCCTCGACAAGGTAGCTCTTGAAAGTCTTCATCATGCTTTAGTCATAGCATCTAAGATGACTTTAGCGTCTTCTAAATTATCTAGTGTGTATTTAGACTTACCCTTAGCCTTTAATTTAGCTATACATCTAATCTGAGAACTCCTTTGAGTTGGATATGCCCTAGTACCTCCAGATCCAGATCTTGTCAGTCTAATGTAGATTTCGATATCAGCAGATAATTGAGGGATGGGCAGGTTAAGAGGGTTCTTTTTCATATAGAACAACCCCGACTTGCCAATTTGGATATAGTAGCATTTCTTCTTGGCGTACCAATCATGAATGAACTTGGTGTTATACTTAACAATTGTATTGATGGGCTTCAACATTCCTTCTTTCTGAAGCACTCC